TCTATAACAAAACTGTTATTTAAACTTTCATTTAATAGATTTTGGTTTACATAATTTACTTTTTGACCTCTAATAGCAAAGTCTCCAATTTGTTTTATAGTATCTATATCTTCGGCACGTAGACGATTAATAGAATATACAACTTGCTTAGTATCATCGTTAGTTATTGAATTTGTAATTCTATCATAATATCTAGGAAAAACGTCTAAATCAATTTTATTAATAATACAATGACTTGCTTTTTCTTTCTTAATAACCCTGCTTATGTTTTTATTACAATAATCAGTTACCAATCTTGGTACTGTTGTATTCTTTAAAAACAATATGTTTGAGTTATCAGGAATAGGTTGATCAAAAGTTAACCATATGTTATTTATATGATCAAATAAATCTTGATCAATATAGTAATTAAAATGATTGTCTTTAAATATTTCCATTATTTCGTCATGTATTTAATAAACCTTGGATCTGAAGCAAGAATAGATGTTAGATTGTTGTTAGCTCCTATGGTTTGTCTTACCATTAGAAACTTCTGATCTACAGAAAATGCACCATGTAAAATTAACTCAAGATATTGTTTGATATTATCTTTTGTCAATTTACCTGAATGATGCCTCATATAGTTATACAACCTTGTACATAAGATTGCAGATGTAGCACCTTTCCAGTTATTAGCATCTTTCTCATAATCACCACAACATTGAGTCAATTGTGCTTTAGCTGTATCAAGATTATATTCTTTGATAAGCTTTTCTACAGAAGGTAATTTGTCAAGTTTCTTATTGATAAAATTAATCAATTCACTTGTAATATTTTTACCTACAGAAATGTCACCAAATAATAAAATCCTATCAAGATTCTTCTCAAAGTCATCTATGGTAGATACCAAACTAAAGAATTTATCCATCATACGAGGAGTTACTTGATTAGATGCAGATATACCATCTTGCTTTTTATTCTCAAATGTCTCTGGTTTCCAAAGAACAAAATTGATTAACCTCTCATCTAAACCAATCTTCTCTGCACGTTCTGCCCAATCTTTAGCATCCCAAACCATATTGATTCTCATCATACGATCTGTCTGAGCTTTGTCCATAGAAGCTACGTTATACTCACCATTATCAGGATTCTCAGTTAGAATAATCTGAATACCTTTCTTTTTCAAATCCCAACCAACCATTGTTTGCTCGTTAACCAATTCCATAACTGCTTGAGAAAACAATGTATTGCTACGGCTATAGTCGTCAAGTAATAATATACCACCTTCTTGAAGACTAACTACCCAATCAGGAGGACAAGGACGTGTTCTTACATCACCTGTATATTCATATCCTTCTTCAGCACATTTAGTTAATAGATTTTCAGTTACCCATTTAATATCTTCACCCTTCTTTACTCCGTATTCTTTAGAATAATAACCGATTAATTCTGATGGCTCTGTTAATTGTGCAAGATTTAGCTTAAAGAAATCTCTATTTAGATCTCTTGCCAATTCTCTGCAAATAGTAGTTTTACCCAAGCCTGGAGTACCTACTAAACTTACACTAACCGGAACACCTCCGGCTTTCATAATTGCATCATTAGCTTCTACTAATGATTTTAAAATATTATACGTTTCGTTTGGTTTATAAGTTGTTTCTTTAGTCATAATTAATTAATTTGTTGGAATTTTAATCCATTGTGAATGATCTTTAATACTTGATTCGTTACCATTAGATGAAATAACCCACAGCAATTTTTTGTAACAAGGGGGTGGTTCTTCAGCTTGACCGTCAGTAAAAATTATACAGCTATTATATCTAGCATCTTTGTTATAAAAATCTACTGCTGCTGTAAATGAAGTTCCACCACAATTTGTTCTTTTAAAAGTATTATTTTTGCTGTATTTTACCTCATCCATAACCTCTGTATCAAAAGGTCTTATCTCAATATCTACTTTTTTAGATAAATGGTGTATCTCATTTAGAAAATCATATAGTTCATTTTGACTTACACTACCCGATTCATCTATCAATACCAATATTTTACTTTTAGGTTTGATAACTGTTTTAGGTTGTCCTGGAAATCTTTGATTTTCTCTAACCTTACTGGTTTTAATAAGATACTGATTTGAATTACCCACAAAGTTTCTGATATAATTCAGATAATTAAAATGTGGTTTAGGTTTTACAAATCCTTTTATCAAATGTTCAATTTCTGCTGGTGCAGATCCTTGAGATTTAGCAACTTCTTCTGCAATACTTTCAATAGTATGTTCTATAGAAACTCTTAGTGCTTCTTTTTCTGCATCATTTAAACCATCTTGTTGGTTTCCTTGACCATCTACTATTGTCCAAACATGTTTTGCATTGTCAGAAATACCCATCTTATCTTTCTCTTCTTCAGATAGTTTACTAAGTTCTTTGTAGTAATGATGTCTACCTTTCTTTGCTGAGAAATCTAAATCAGGATGTTGTTTTCTTAAATCGTCAATGAATATACCCCATGTAGGAAGATGTTGTTTATCAATATACTGATTAATTTCACAATCAGTAGCAACATTATCCATCTTACTATTAGGATATGCATCTAAAGTAATTAGATGAAACATACATAAATGTAGGGCTTCATGTTTTAAAACACCATATCTTACCTCATCAGAATATTTAAACCATTCATCAGGATTAATTAGTAACCCAAATTCCATTGTTGATTTGTTTACACTTACTGCTGCAAGTGGTACATCTTTAGATGCTTTCTTTTCAATGGTTGTTAGGAATAAACCGTAAAACAAATCTGAAATCAAAAGTTTCTTTGTTATCCGATTTATATCCAATATTAAATTTTGTTCCATTATTTTATGGTTATAAAAAAAGCAGCTATATAAGCTGCTCTAGTAATTGTTTTGTTTTTTCAAACCCAAATTTCTTGTAATAATCACTCAGGTCCTTTTCATCTGGTATATAGAAATGATCTAGGTCAAATTCTTTTAGAACTTTATTAGTTGCTTCTATACCTGCTCTATCATTGTCAAAATTGATTATTACCTTTTTAAATCTTTTCTTTAGTAATTCAATCTTATCTTTCCAATTTGATAAAGCTTCTGAATGAGGAGCTACAGCATTTATTTCAAATCTTCTGTACAACATTACATCTTTCATGGACTTAGTAATTACACATATATCTCCTACCCAATCTAATTGATCAAAACCTTGTAAATCTTGATGTGATGTATTAGATATAAATCTGTAATTATCTGCTTTATAATTATATAGCTTCCATCTTCCGTTAAAATAATAACCTATACAAGGATTATAGTTATTGTAATTGTATAACATTTCACCGTTAATCCAATAATGTTTGATAGAGTACACATGGTATTTGATACATAACTCTGATGTAATACCGTGGCTCTTTAAATAATCTATATCTTGTTGAGTAAATGGTTGTATTTTAACTTTTATATCCTTATATTCCTTGGATTTCTTAACTCTATCTGTTTTAACTATCTCAGATATATCAGCTTTTTCTAGAAATATAGAATATATTTTATGTAATGCTCTGGTATAAGTCAATCTCTCAGCTTGCATGACAACACTTACACAAGTATAAGCTTTGTTTAATGCAAAATCTTTAAAGAATAATATACCGTTGTACCAATAAAAACTACAATCTGGTTTTGAATCTTGTCTAAGTGGATTACAATACTTTGAATTTAAATCACAAAACCCAAAATACTTGAGATAAACATCTTCCTGACGTACTCTGTCGAATAGCCAGTCAAATGTTATCTCAAGTGGTTTTATATCTTGGGTTCCGTACATATTAGAAATCTAACGATGGTTCAGCATTTAGTTCATCAACACCTGAAGGTGTAGCTGTTGGTTTAACCAATTTAGCACTTTCACTGTTAGATAATTTTAGACGACTAGGATTGCTCATAGCTCTAACACAACCATCATACTTAGGCATCTCAAGATAACCTTTGCTACCATAAACAAGTTTTACTTCTAATAAAGTATTCTTACCGTTTACAATTGCACAGAACTGATTAGCCATATCTTCATAAGAAGCAAATGTAGTTGGAAAAGTATCAGCACCTGTTACTTCCTTAACCCATCTACGAAGACGTGTAAGCTGATTTTTGATTTTATTATCAGTATCACCTGCCCATTCTGTAATAGGTAGTCTTTGTCCTCCACTTCCTATAATATCAATACAAAGTGCTTTGTCACCTGTACCATCTTTTCTAGGAGTTCTAAATTCAGCTTTAACTGTTACGTTTTGATTAATACCAGGATTAAAACTGGCATTTTCTTTTAATTCTGCTTTTTCGTTTGTTCCGTACATATTTATTTATTTATTTAATTTTTAATTGTTTATTAAACCATTGTTTCTCAACTGTTTTTGGATCTTTTAGATACTTACCTATCATATTTATTAAAGTATCTACATTTTCAATAGCAAATGCTTGACATCCTACATTTACAGCATAACCGTAATCCAAAGATTCAATATGAATCGTTCTTGCTCTTGAACGTTCTTCCTCTTCTGGTCTCTCTACCACCTCGACATTCGGACGAGGGTCATGGGGTTCTGATTTATACATAATTAATATCCTGTTGACTCATTTACTTGTGTAACAAAGTCATCTACTAATGCATACTTTGGTTTAACTTCTCTTTTAAGTTTTAAACCTTCTGCTTTTACCCATTTAGATACTACTGATTGTGGTATTTCATATTTTGCTGCTAATTCAGCTTTAGACATTCCAGCTTGTACATCAGCTATGAATGTTTGTTTACTAATTGTTTTTGTCATAATTAATTTTGTAAAATTGTTACTTCACCTTCTTCATTAATTTTGGTATTGATGTCATTTGTTACATCTACCATCTCTTCAACAGTATACAGACCCAATAGTTTATCTGGAGCAATACGTTGAGCACCTAGAGCTAAACACCTTGCATACATCATATGCTTAGGCATCTTAACCCAATTATCTTTTGTAGTCCAACCTGCTTTTACAGCATCAGACCAATAAAAAGATGTTGTCTCTGTTACTTTTCCACGATAAAATTCAAGGGTAGTTACTCTGTCTTTTACATCATTACCATCTTTGTCTTTACCTCTTACAACCAATTCATAATCTTGAATTGTTTTGTAGGCAATACCATTTGCCCATAGTAAAGCACCAAGACCTTTTGATGATAAAGCTAGTCTACCTTGGATGTTGTAAACCTGATGAAAAGCTTGCATGGGTTTCATACCCAGATCTTTACCAAATTGTGCAATAGTAAAAGCCTGCTCAATAGTTTTGATATTTGCAGGTAAACTCTTGCTGTCAATAAGGATTTGCAATTGCTCCATTTCAGTTTTAGGAGCTTGTCTTACGATACTCTGATCGTTTACTTTTTCTATTTCTGTCATAATCTAATTAATATCTACTATAATCAATTTCAGATGCTTTTGGTAACTCACTATAAAATGTAGTTGCACCATTAAAAAATAATGGAACATACATATTAGCAAGACCATAGTGTCTGTCTTTCAAAATTTTCATTGATACATATTTAGAACCTAATCTTTTTATATCATATCCTCTATGAGAAGACATATTATATCTGATAGGACTAAATAAACCCATAATAAAATGATAATCTCTGGCTGTTTCTTTACAATTTGCTAAACCAGGAATAGATGGTTCAAGTTTTTCTTCAATTGTTTGTCCTTGAAAATATTCCTGTTTGTCATTGGTCATATCTTGTTGCTGAACGGCAATAGTAATGCAATTTAGTTTCTTAACAAAGTGTTTTAAACAATAATGTTTACTGAATCTGCCTATAGCTTCATAAAGACTTTCACCCTTTTCTGGTGTTAAAAGAGATACATGGTCAATTACAAGAAAAAACCATAGATTAGGATTGTTTGGTATATATCTTTTTGATACTTTCTCAGCAGAAACAGTATCAAATTCTTCTTTACCATTTTGTAAATGCCAATCATGTACATATTTATATATACCATAAGCATTATACAAATGATCTACAATCTCTATCTTTGATGACATATCATCTACGTATTCTTTACATTGCTTTATCTTTTCTAATGTATCATCAGATAATGTATAATTACCTAATGATTTTAATTCAGCTAATGATAAAGATATACCGTGTAGTTCATAAAGTAAACTACTAATCATTGATAACCAAAATTCTTCTTTTGACTCCTCTAAAGCAAAATACATAATCTTGTAATCAATTTCAGGATGATCTTTAATAAATTTGTACACACTAATTACAGCAAGAAACTTGGTAAGTTTAGTCTTACCTACAGATGTTGCAGCTGTAATACAATAGTAATGTCCACGTTCCCAGCCAGGAAACTTTGTAGATAGTCTTTCAAACGGAAACATAACAGAAGTTACTTTACCTTCTTCTTTAGCTTTTTTATTCTTTTCTATATCTGCTAATAGATTATCAAATATCTGTTCCTGCTGCATGTGATTCTCCTATCATTTTTTTAATTGTATCAATTACTCCTTTTGTCAAAAAGTTCTCAAGCTTATAATTACAGAGACCACGTTCCTTAGCATAAGTAATTATGTTTTTAATTTCTTCATGCTTTACCGTATTACCCTTAATAAGTTTGAAATAGTTTTGTTGTACTTTATCTAAATCTCCACTTTTAGTAAATACAACTTGTCCGTTAATTTGAAAGGTGTCTGGATATATTTCCAGTATTTCTTCAAATGCAAATGTACTATTTACAAACATAATATCTGAGAACTTTTGTGTAAGTATCAGTTGGTCAATAGAATAAGTTATTGTACCGTTTACTTGTTGAGATTTTATACCAAACAAATAATCTTTATTTATTAAATCTTCTATCTCCTGTTCTGACCAACCTTTACCTTCCTTACTCCATTTGTAAATGTTACCGACAGTTTTATATTTCAAACCTTTCTGAGATTTAAAATAAGATTCTGTATGCAGCAACATTAAGAGTAAGAATTGATTTGTAGATAATTTATGTTTAACCATAAAATCTACATAAGCATTTACATCATCTATCATAATCCTTTAATTTAGTAATCTCTAAGAGTTACTTAATGCTTAGTAAATTTTACAGTTAAACAATATCTTATTCTTCTGCTAAACTTTTGTAAAACTCTTCTGATTGTCTTTCATCCTCAAGTCTCTCAATACCAGCTTCTTCTTCCAATTCACAATGACCTAAAAGGGATTGACAATATACAGGATCTTTACATTTTTTACAAATTTCTATTCTAGTATTATTCATAATCTTCCTCAATTTCTGGAACATCCTGATTCTCAAACTGAATAAATTGCATAGCTTCACCAACTGTTTCAATACCATATCTAGCTATGATTGGATCAAACGATCTGTCAAGTTTCATTGCTATACTTAGTTCAGCAATTACTTGGTTTAAGTCTACTTTTCCCATACAATTTCTTTGTTATCTAAGAATTTATGTAAGCTTTGATACAATCTTAAATCATCCAAAGTAAATTCCTGATCTCTCCAGTATATTGCAGTTGAATGATCTTTTGGAAAACCAAATATTTTTTGATAAACATTACTTGTTGTTATACCAAAAAGATTTTTAGACAAAACATATTTAACTATAAATCCTCTTGCTAATGCATGTCTGTTACTTACCCTTTCTTTTATAGTTTTAGGTGACGTATATAATTCTTGTGGTTTTACTATACATAACATAGCTGCATAATCTACAGCTTCTCTAATTGATATAATTGGTTTTTTAAACTTTTCTAAATACTCATCTATCTGAGGTTGAATATTCATGTTTTTAGTTTCAATTAACCATCTGTTAAGTTTCTCTAATTCTTCTTTCATATTAATTTTTGTTTGTCTTGTTCTATAATTTGATATACTTGTTCTTTTGATTGTAACCACAATACATTCTTTTGTCCGATGAGTGACTTCCTTAGCCAGTTTTCATCTTGAGTTTTAGGTACATATAGTTCAATAAAGTAAGCTGTTTTACCATCTACTTTACGAAGAATACGACCCAATGTTTGTGTAGCTCTAAGTGCTTTAGAAGTACGACTCCATGTTACACCTAACTGAAGATTAGGTAAATCAAAACCTGCTTCTAAACCTTTAGCTGATGATATATAATCTACTTTAGTTCTACCATCTCTAAGTTTTTTTAGATTTTCTTTCAGCTGTTTAGCTGTAAGTTTAGAATGATATTCTACACATTTATCTCCTAAAGATTCATTAATTTTATCAGCACCTTTAATAGATTGACCAAACAGTATTGTTTGCATCTGAAGATAATTAGTAATTTCAATAGCAGCATCTATTTTAGCTTCTACATGATAAAGAAATTCTTTTCTAAGTCTCATATTACGGTTCCATTGTAAAGCCATTATTTGTAATTGTTTTTCATTCCAACCAATTTCTTTAGCATAATCAGTTAATATTTTACCTTTAGATAAACATCCCATTGCTAGATTAAAGTCTATAAATGAACTTTTAAAAAATGGAGAACCATATCTTAAATAATTTTTATTAATAATTTCATATCTTTCTTTATCCTCATCATTCAATTCTACCGGCACACATAATATTCTATACGGACTTAACCAACCTTTCTCAACAGCATCATGTGCAGATAATTTACTGATACAGTTAATATTACGTTTATGCAAATACTCAAGATGATCTTTCTCAAGAGTAGCAGATAAACATAGTATCCAATTAAATTTAGTTCTATCAACTACAGTATTAAAATGTTTACTTTTAGCACCAGTAGCTGTATGAACCTCATCAATAATTAACAATGCACATTCATGTGTATCTTTGACATATGTATTAATTACATAGACATTTACATTTTTGAGTCCGTGTAATTTAATATGACCTTTCTTTTCATCAGTCCAAGCTTCTTGTAATACTGTAGTAGGTACAACTACATTTATTTGTTTGTCTGGATGTCTTTCATTACATAATTTAATAGCTAAACAAGCAAGATAACTTTTACCTGTACCTGTAGCCCAAAGAAAATATCCTCTTGCACCTGCTTTAATCCATTTATCAATATCTTCTTTTTGTTTTAGTGTTCTGTCACTTACTTGATTA